CCCTACCGGCGCCCTCTACGGTGCGCAGATCGGCATCATGGCCGGCGGCTACCTCGATCCGCCGAAAGGCCCGACAGTCACCGGCCCGCGCCTCAACGACCTAACCGTACAGACCAGCACCTACGGCGCTGTCATACCGCGCGTCTACGGCACGGTCACCGTCAACGGGAACGTCATCTGGCTGCAGGGCAACTCGCTGACCGAAACGGTCACCAAGAAGAAGTCGGGCGGAAAAGGCGGTGGCTCGAAGACCACCACCAAGACATTCACGTACTCGGCGACTTTCGCTGTCGGATTGTGCGAAGGGCCGATCATCGGCGTCCGCCGCATCTGGGTTGGCCCCGATCTGATCTACGACGCCGGCAGCACCGATCCCGACACCATCGCCGCGAGCAATGCCTCGGCCGAAGGCTTCGCGATCTACCTCGGCACCGACACGCAGGCGCCGGATCCCCGCGTGCAGGCCGACGTCGGCGTCGATAACGCGCCGGCGTGGCGCGGCCTGGCGTACATCGTGTTTTATGACCTCCCGCTGTCCCGCTACAGCAACAGCCTGATGGGCGCTCAGGTGCGGGTTGAGGTGCTTAAAATTGGCTCCAGCACATGGGAATCATTGGAGACTGTGCAGTCGTCTACCAGCCATTGGTTGAGCATGGCGGCATCGCCAACAACAGCAATTTGCACTGCGGCAATTTTTGATTCGGACAAAATCTCGATCACACACGACGGCTATGCGTGGTCAGAAGTTACCGTCCCGACAACGGCCAGCAGGTACTGCTGCGCCTGGGGAAACAACATCTTTGTCGCAATGCGTGGGCAATCGGGCTGCACAGTATCTACAAACGACGGTGGCTACTGGACAGAATATGACAGCGTGGCTATCACTGATTGGTCAGTGTCTCCGATAAATGCATATCCGCCATACTCGGCTTACAATTGGACTGGAATTTGTTATGGCGGAGGCGTGTTTTGTGCAGTGGCTCAAACCATCTCCGGGACCACATCAGACGGAGTGTACTGGCATAAAGGCTACATGCCTGCCAATCGGGCCTGGGGGCCAATCGCACATAGCGGTTCAGTGTTTTGCACTGTCGCTGGAGGCGCAAATTACTCTGCCACATCAACAGACGGATTGATCTGGACAGAGCATTCTATGGCCGGTTCAGGAAACTGGCAGGGATTAGCTTATGGTGCCGGATTGTTTGTTGCGGTGGCGTTCTCCGGAGGGTCCACATGCCAGACGTCACCGGACGGAATCACATGGACTGTACGGTCCGTTCCTGGTTTTAATTATTATGGCGTGACATGGACTGGTTCGTATTTTGTAGCCATAGGCGCGGGTTCTGATGGGGCCTTCTCGCCAGACGGAATTGTCTGGACTGCTTTTACTGTGCCATACAGCACACTGTGGAAAGACATAGTTGCTTTTAATGGCGCAGCATTGGCATGTACTGAAGGGACAACGGTAGGTGCCTATATCTACCCCACAGTGTCCGGCGTGGAAGACACTCTGGACAACATAGTCGCAGAGGAATGCCTGCGTTCTGGCCTTCTCTCTGCCGGCGACATCGATGTAACCGATCTGACCAGCCAGGTGCGCGGCTACCGCATCGGCAGTATCGGCGCCCTGCGCGCGGCAATCGAGCCGCTGCAGGCCGCCTGGCCGTTCGATGTCCGCCAGCATGGCTACAAGGTGCAGTTCGTCGCCCGCGGAGGCGCGTCGGTCATCACCATCCCCGCGGCCGACCTGGACGCGCGCGCCGGTGGCGCCGCGCCTGGCGTGCAGATCACCACCAGTCGCGAGATGGACAGCCAGATCGCCCGCCGCGTCACCGTGCAACACCTGGACTACGCCCGCGAGTACGATGCCGGCTCGCAGTACGCCGAGCGCCTGAACACCGACGCCGTCAATGCCTTGGTGCTCGATCTGCCGATCGTGATGACCTCCGCCGAGGCCGCCGGCGTCGCCGAGGTGCTGCTCTACGTTTATTGGCTCGAGCGGCACGACGTATCCTTCGCGCTGCCACCGACCTACAACCAGCTGGAGCCAGGCGACGTCGTCACGCTGACCACGCCAGAGGGCGACGTCAGCCTGCGCCTGACCGGCGTCAGCAACACCAGCGACGGGCGCGTCGAATGCACGGCCAAGTACGCCAGTGCAGCCGTCTACACGCCGGCCGCTCTCGGCGAGCCGTCAGCGGTCACTGGGACGTCGACAATCGTCCGCGTCGGCCCGTCGGTCTATGTGCTGCTCGATGTGCCGATGCTTACCTCTGCGCAGTCCGGGCCGTCGTTCCTGGCGGCGATGGCCGGCGTCTATGACGGCTGGCGCGGTGGCGTGCTCATGCGCTCGCGCGATAGCGGTAGCACGTGGGATACGCTGCAGGAATTCGAGCGGCCCGGGTCGGCGATCGGCACCTGTACCAACAGCATCGGCGCCGTCGATTCCCGCCTGATCGACAACGCCAGCACGCTCTCGGTCACGCTCACGCAGGGCGACCTGTACAGCGTGAGCCAGTTAGCCATGTTCTCCGGCGCCAATCACTTTGCCTACGGGGCAGATGGCCGATGGGAAATCATCGCCGCGCAGACCTGCACGCTGGTGAGCGGCAAAAACTACGTCCTGCGCGATCTGATGCGCGGGCGCTTCGGCACCGAGTGGGCCATGGGCCTGCACGCGGCCGGCGACTCGCTGGTGCTTCTCGATACCACAGACGTTGCGCTGATCGCTGCCGACTCCTCGGTGATCGGCCTGGCCTATCCGTATCGAGGCATTACCGTCGATCGCGACATCAGCACCGACACCGACCGAAGCTTCACGTATCGCGGCGTCAATCTCAAGCCGCTGTCGCCGGTCTATCTCAATGGCAACCGCGATGCGGCCAACGACTGGTCGCTGTCCTGGATTCGCCGCACGCGCACCGGCGGAGAGTGGCGAGACTACGTCGACGCCGATCTCGGCGAGGCAACAGAAGCCTACGAAGTTGACGTCTACGCCGACGGCACCTATGCGGCGGTCAAGCGCACGATCACCGCCAGCACGCCGGCCTGCACGTACTCCAGCGCCAACCAGGTGACCGACTTCGGCTCTAACCAATCGACGCTTTACCTGAAAATCTACCAGCTATCCGCCGTCGTGGGCCGCGGATATCCACTTACGACGTCTATCACGAGGTAGGCCATGAGCAGCAGCACCAGCATTCTCGACCTGATCGCCCAATCGCAATCGAGCAAAGAAGTCACCGCCAATGCGCTCTTCGACGCCGGCAGCCCGGCCGTCGCATTCGGCCGGCGCGCGTCCGGGTGCTCCGGGCTGACCTGGGCTTTTTACGGTGGCGTGGTCATGATCGCCGGCACGCCGACGACCATCGCCAACGGATCGCTTGCCCTCTCGGCGAGTGCGACCAACTACGTCGAGTGCACCGCCGCCGGCGTCGTCAGCAAAAACACCACCGGCTTTACCGCCGGATCGGTCCCGCTCTACACCGTGGTCACCGGCGCGTCGACGGTCACCTCCTACACCGACCAGCGCGCGCTCGCCTTCGCCGCCATTGCCGGATCGTCAGGCGGGGCCGTCGATTGGGCGAGCGGGCGCGTCTATCACGTCGGCCAGGCCGCCTGGATGTACGCCAGCATTCAGGCGGCCGTCACCGCCATCAATGCGGCCAGCCCGGCGCCCAGCTCCACCAACCGCGTCACCATCCTCGTCTGGCCCGGAAAATACACCACGACGGCGGCAATCACCGTGCCGTCCTACGTGGGCATCAAGGGCACCAGCAAGGGTTTGGTCCAGTTCCAGAACAACACCACCGACATGTTCGTGTGCTCCGGCAACAACTGGTTTGAGGATTTCCTGATCGAGGGCGGCACGCTATCGAGCGTCTATGCCTTCGACGGCAACAACAAGGACAAGATCCACATCCGTCGCGTCGACATGCTCAACAACGGCGGCACGGCGGTGCAAAAATTCCTCAAGCAAGTTGGCAGCACCTGGAAAGTGCTGTTCATCGAGGACTGCATTGTCGACTACTACGCCACCAGCGGCTATGCCGTCCTGCTGCACAACAACGGCGCCGCCGCGCGCTTCTGCGACACGATCATCAACAACGTCTTTTTCGACGCGTACCAGCTCACCGGCTACGGCGGATCGTTCCAACTCAAAGGCGTGCAGGACGTGCGCTTCCGCAACTCGACGATCCGGGGCGCCGCGACGTACAACACCGGCATCCGGCACGAACTGTCCGGCGTGTCCGGCGTGCCAGACGTCAGTATTCGCCACTGCTACCTCGGCGGAGGCCTGCCGATCTACACCGAGTCGGGGACGGCGGCGTATCTCCGGCAAGTGTCGGCGTTTGGCTCCCTCTTCGACGGCACGGCAAGTTTCCGCGCCTCATTCGTGGCCGACACCGCGTCGGTCGCCGTCACCAGCGCCGATGTCACGCTCAAGGGCCACGAGCACTGTGCCGACTACCTGACGACAACCGGAGTGCTCACCGGGAACCGCAACGTCATCGTGCCGACCGACTGGCGCGGCTCGGTGTTCTGCAACAACACCGGCGCATTCACGACGACATTCAAGACGTCCGGCGGTTCCGGCGTCGTCGTCGCGCAAGGCAAGCGGGCGATTCTGCAGGCCAACGGCACGAACGTCGTCCGAATCACGGCGGACGTCTGACCATGACGCAATTCGAAATCGATCTGCTGAAAACCGTCTGGCCCTACATCTGGACGGGCATCCTCGGCGCCGGCGCCTGGTTCCTGCGCTCGCAGAGCACGCGACTGGACAAGATTTGCGAG